CTGTTGATTTAGGTATAAAAAGATACAACAACAAAGGAACGACATCAAAAATTATAAGTTAAATGAATATATATAGTAATACTAATAGTCCTTTTCCAAGCCAGGTAGTGAGCGATGCAGAGAAAGCTAGTTTAGAGTATGGAACGCAAGTTGCTCAAGCTATTGAACAAGAGTGGTTTTCACAAGGTAGGACTAGTGGTAATAGATACTTAACTAACTGGAATAATTTTCATCAGTTAAGATTATATGCTAGAGGTGAGCAGTCAATACAAAAGTATAAAGATGAATTAGCTATAAATGGTGATTTATCTTATTTAAACTTAGACTGGAAACCTGTACCTATATTATCTAAATTTGTTGACATAGTTGTAAATGGTATATCTTCTAAAACTTATGATATAAAAGCTTATGCTCAAGATCCTAGTTCTATAAAGAAAAGAACTGAGTACGCTTCAAAAATTTATGAAGACATGTTATCTCAAGAATATTTAGATAACTTAAAACAAACTTTAGGTATTGATTTATATCAAACACCTAGCACAACAGTTGTACCAGAAACACCAGAAGAACTAGAGTTACACATGCAACTATCATACAAGCAAAGTGTAGAAATAGCAGAAGAAGAAGCTATATCATCTGTACTTGCTCAAAATAAATATGATTTAGTTAAGCGTAGATTAAATATGGATTTAACAGTTTGCGGTATTGCAGCTGCTAAAACTAATTTTAATACAGCTGAAGGTATTACTGTAGATTACGTAGATCCAGCTTATATGGTTTATTCTTATACAGAGGATCCAAACTTTGAAGATATATATTACGTTGGTGAATTAAAAGCCATTACAATACCAGAACTTAAAAAAGAGTTTCCAGGTATAACTGAAGAAGAATTAAAAAGAATACAGGCAATGCCTGGTAATAGATCTTATATTACAGGTTGGGGTGATTATGATGCTAATACAGTACAGGTTTTATATTTTGATTATAAAACATATCACAACCAAGTATTTAAAATAAAGCAAACAGATCAAGGATTAATGAAAGCTATTGAAAAGCCAGACACATTTAATCCACCAGAAAACGATAACTTTGAAAGAGTGTCAAGATCTATAGAGGTTTTATATAGTGGTGCTAAAGTATTAGGAACTAATACAATGTTAAAATGGGAGCTAGCTGAAAACATGTCTAGACCGTTAGCTGATACCACTAAAGTAAAAATGAATTATGCTATTTGCGCACCTAGAATTTACAAAGGTAGAATAGAATCTATTGTTAGTAAATGTGTAGGTTTTGCAGATATGATTCAATTAACGCATTTAAAACTACAGCAAGTAATATCACGTGTAGTTCCAGATGGTGTGTATTTAGATATGGACGGACTTGCTGAGGTTGATCTTGGTAACGGTACAAATTATAATCCAGCAGAAGCGTTAAATATGTATTTCCAAACTGGTAGTATTGTTGGTAGATCTCTTACACAAGAAGGTGATATGAATCCTGGTAAAGTACCAATACAAGAATTACAATCAGGTAGTGGTCAAGCTAAGATACAAGCATTAATAAGTACATATCAGTACTATTTACAAATGATACGTGATGTGACAGGGTTAAATGAAGCTAGAGATGGTAGTTTACCTGATCGTAACACGCTTGTAGGATTACAGAAGTTAGCCGCTAACGCATCTAATGTGGCTACAAGACATATTGTACAATCTAGTTTATTTTTAACTCTTAAACTAGCAGAAAATATTAGCTTAAAAGTAGCTGATGCATTGGAGTTTCCGCTTACAAAAGCTGCTTTACAAAACTCTATATCAACTTTTAATATTAAAACATTACAAGAAATTGTTAATTTAAACTTACATGATTTTGGTATATTCTTAGAATTAGAACCAGATGAAGAAGAAAAACAACAATTAGAAGCAAATATACAAATAGCTTTACAAGCTAAAAATATTGATGTTGAAGATGCTATTGATTTAAGACAAATTAAAAATCTTAAGTTAGCTAATCAAATGTTAAAAGTAAAACGTAAGCAAAAAGCTAAACAAGATCAAGCTAACCAACAAGCTAATATACAAGCTCAAGCAGCAGCGCAAGCAGAAACTGCAGAGAAAACAGCTATGGCAGAAGTACAAAAACAACAGGCTATATCTGGTGCTAATGTAGAATATGAAAAAGCTAAGAGTGAATTTGAAAAAGATCGTATGCAATTGCAAGCTCAGCTAGATCAACAAAAAATGATGCAACAACATCAAAATGATATGGAGCTTAAAAAACTAGAAGAGCAAGGTATCAATAAAAGAGAACAACAAAGAGAAAATCGTAAAGACGATAGAATAAAAATAGAAGGAACACAACAAAGTGAAATGATTCAACAAAGAAAAACAGATGGTCTTCCTATAAATTTTAAAGAAAAAGATATGACAGGCTTACTGCCTTCTATCTAATTTTATTAATTATTTAATTATATTATATTATGTCAGAAGTAAAAACAAATGAACCTGTTAAACAGGAAGGTGACTTTAAAATAAAGTCAAAACCAAAAAAACCAAAACAATTAGGTAACAAAGAACAAGAAATAACAAAGGTTAATTTAAAAGAACCGTTAGTAGATGTAGAGCCTAATATAACAAAGGTTGAAATTAAAAAAGAAGAAGTAAAACAAGAAGACGATGCCATTCAAATCGGAGAAACAAAGGAGGTACCTGTGGGCGAACCATCCGGAGATAGCGCAGAGGTGGGAGAACCTGTACAAGAGTCCAACGAGACTACTGAAGGGTTTTCTCCGATCCAAGAAGTAACTGAAGCAGAAGTTAAAGAAGTTGAAGCAGAAGTTAAAGAAGCTATTAGAGATGAAAAAGTACTTGGTAAGCAATTACCTGAAAATGTAGAAAAACTAGTTTCATTTATGGAAGAAACTGGAGGTACTGTAGAAGATTATGTTAGGTTAAACGCTGACTACTCTAATGTAGATGAGAAAGCATTGTTGAAAGAATATTACAGAAAAAATAAACCTCATTTAGATTCTGAAGATGTAAATCTTATTTTAGAAGATTTTGCATGGGATTCAGAAGTTGATGAGGAAAGAGATATACGCAAAAAGAAAATTGCGTTTAAAGAAGAAGTTGCGAAAGCCAAAGACTATTTAGAGGACTTGAAACAAAAGTATTACGACGAGATCAAGATGAGACCGGGTGTTAATCAAGAACAACAAAAAGCAGTTGACTTTTTCAACCGTTACAACAAGCAGCAAGAACAAGCTGAGCAATTACACGAAGATTTTAAACTTAAAACTAAAAAATTATTTAGCGAAGATTTCAAAGGTTTTGATTTTCAAGTTGGAGAAAAGAGGTATAAGTATAATATACAAAATCGTGATAAAGTTGCAGAGAACCAGTCAAATATTAACAATCTCATAGGGAAGTTCCTTGATGGCGATGGTAATGTGGTAGACCCAGCTGGTTATCATAAAGCAATGTATGCCGCTGAAAATGTAGATAAGATCGCTAATCATTTTTATGAACAAGGTAAAGCCGATGCCGTAAAGGATGTAGTAAACAAATCTAAAAATCTTTCTAATGTGAAAGCAAGAGAAGGTAATACAGGTGAAGTTTTCGTTGGTGGCTTGAAAGTAAAATCAATTAGTGGTGCAGACTCTACGCGACTTAAAATTAAAACACGAAAATTTAACAATTAAAATTAAACAATTATGGGTACATTAACTCCACAGTTTGGATCAATTATACCATCGCAAAAACAAGAGTTGCTAAACAGTAATTATTTACAGTTTACTAACAATGGTGGTGGTGGTGCAGTTCCAGACAACTTTTCAGATTTCGCTGCTCAATATTTACCAGAGGTTTACGAACAAGAAGTAGAGCGTTATGGTAATAGAACATTATCTGGATTTTTAAGAATGGTTGGCGCTGAAATGCCAATGACAAGTGATCAAGTAATCTGGTCAGAACAAAATAGATTACATATTGCATATGACGGCGTAGGTGCTGCTGCTGCAGGTGCTGTAGGTACAAACCCTACAACTCTTACAGTTGCGGGTGGTGCAAACAACGTAATGAGCGTAAACGATACAATCGTAGTTTTAGATCCTGCTACAGGAAAAGAAGCTAAATGTATCGTATTAGCAACTACACCAGGTGCTGGTGGTAATGTTGTAGTACAATGTTTTGATCCTGTAACTACTTTGATCGCTCAAGGTTTTACAGCTACTGGATTAAAAGTATTTGTTTACGGTTCTGCATATAGCAAAGGTAGAAGTACTGCTGGTACTGGTGCTGATTCTGTAAGAATTAGTGTTGAGCCTGCATTTACTCAATACAACAACTCTCCAGTTATTATTAGAGACCAATACATCGTTAATGGTTCTGATATGGCTCAAATCGGATGGGTTGAAGTTGCTACTGAAGATGGTGCTTCTGGATACTTATGGTATTTAAAAGCTGAATCTGAAACTAGATTAAGATTCGAAGACTACCTAGAAATGGTATGTGTTGAAGGTGAAAAGAATGCTCACGCTGCTGGGGATTACGGAAACTTGAAATTACCAGGTACTGAAGGTTTATTTGCTGCTATCGCAGGAAGAGGTAATGTAGAAGTAGGATTTACTGCCGCTGCTGGTATCACTGATTTTGATGCTATCCTTAAAAACCTAGATACTCAAGGTGCTATTGAAGAAAACATGCTTTTCTTACAAAGACAAACAGCTTTAGATTTTGATGATATGCTAGCTGGTATATCTGCAGGATTTAATGGTGGTGTTGCTTTTGGTTTATTTGAAAACTCAGAAGAAATGGCACTTAACTTAGGTTTCTCTGGATTCAGAAGAGGTTCTTATGACTTTTACAAAACTGATTGGAAATACTTAAACGATGCTTCTACAAGAGGTGCGATCAACGGTATCAATTCAATCGAAGGTGTATTAGTACCTGCTGGAACATCTACTGTTTACGATCAAATCTTAGGAACTAATATCAGAAGACCTTTCTTACACGTTCGTTATAGAGCTTCTCAAGCTGACGACAGAAGAATGAAGTCTTGGGTAACTGGTTCTGCTGGTGGTGCGTTTACATCAACTCTTGATGCTATGGAAATTAACTTCCTATCAGAAAGATGTTTAGTAACTCAAGCTGCTAACAACTTTGTATTATTCAAAGGAATCTAATGATTCAAATATAATAACTATCCCTGTCTTCGGGCAGGGGTAATTATTTTTTTAAACTATTTAATTATATTATATTATGGCAAAAAAAGAAAAAGCTGTTGTTGAAGAAACAGTAGCAGTGGTAGAAAAACCACAAGTAAAAGAACAACCAATTAAAAAACAAGGTTGGGAAGTTAAAGATAGAATTTACTTTTTAGTAGGTAACAAATCACCGTTAACACTTACTATACCAGGTAAACATACTAGAAAACACTCATTACTATATTTTGATTCTGAAACTCAAAGTCAAAGAGAATTAAGATATGCTACAAATATGAGTAGTCCATTTGTAGATGAACAAAAAGGTGAAGTAACTCTTGGTCACATTAGATTTCAAGATGGTGAGTTAAGAGTACCTGCTAAAAACATTGCATTACAAAAACTATTAAGTTTATATCATCCGTTGAAAAACAAGATATATTATGAATTTAAACCGGTTGCTGTAGCGCAAGATGAATTAGTTGATTTAGAAATGGAGATAGAAGCATTAAACGCTGCAAGAAGCATAGATATTGACCAAGCAGAAGCTATTTTAAGAGTTGAAAAAGGTTCTGAAGTTAACGCTATGAGTTCTAAAGAATTAAAAAGAGATATATTATTATTTGCTAAACAAGATCCAAAATTATTCATGGACTTAGCAAAAGATGAAAATGTAATGCTTAGAAATATAGCTATTAGAGCTAGTGAAGAAGGTATTATTCTATTATCTCAAGACCAAAGAACATTTACGTGGGGATCTAATAATAGAAAACTTATGAATGTTCCATTTGATGAAAATCCATATTCAGCCTTTGCTGCTTTCTTAAAAACAGATGAAGGTGTAGAAATCTATAAATCTATAGATAAAAAACTTAATTAACAAGTGATAATAATATAGAGGTGGCGAAAGTCACCTCTGTGTTATAATAAAAAAATATAATGGCGGTAAATATAAATACAGTATACACAACAGTCTTGTACATTTTAAACAAAGAACAAAGAGGTTATATTCCACCAGCTGAATTTAATAGTTTAGCAGTACAGGTACAACAAGAAATATTTGAATCTTATTTTCCTGACGGCAATCAATTAAATCGTCAAAATCAAAACAATACACAAAACGATACAGAGTTTTTTAACATGTTTAAAGACAATGCTTACAAGCTGTATCCTTTTGAAGAAGAAACTAGTTTCACCTATAATGTAGCTAATACAGGTTGGATATATGGTGGTTCAAGACCATTATATAGAATAGGTGAAATAATATCTACTTACAATACAACAAATCCTCAATACGATTCCGTAACTCAAGTATCTAGTAAAAAAGAATATACTGAAGTCAGTAAATCAAAACTAACTAGTCCTACTAATCAATATCCTCTAGCTTATATAACTAATGCTGTAGTAACAGTAGGCTCATCTCCACAGGTGTTATTAAAAATATCACCTAAACCAGATGTAGTAAAAACTAATTGTATAGTAAACCCAACAAATCCTAATTGGGCTTTTACAACTGGTACGCTAGGTCAATACCTATATAATAGCGCTACTTCAGTTGATTTTCAACTAGACACATCGGAACAAACTAATATAATTATAGGAATATTAAAATACGCAGGTGTTATTATAAGAGATCCTGAAATAATTCAAGTAGCTACACAAGACGCTGCTAAGGTTGAACAAAACGAAAAATCATAATGTCACAAATAACAGAAACTAACGCGCAATATTATCAAGGTTCACAAGGCTTTAGAGGAGATGTAGGTAATACAGCTGGGCAGGCATTTACTACAACTTTCAATACTGATTTAGTTTTTGGTAGCTATGATCCTACTAATGAAAATTATGCTAAAAACAATTTTAAAGTATATACAAGCGTTACTGGTTTACCAGGTACTTTTACAGAATATACATCTGCTTACACAGTAGTTAATAACATAATAACTATAACAGGTAACCCTGGCGCAAGTGTTTTTATAGTAGTACAACTTAAAATATTAGACGGTGGTAAGTACGGAACTACTGCTGCTGAAAAAGCTTATGGTCAAGCTGTAGAAGATAATTACGGTGGTTACCAGTATTTAAAACTAAACGATATAGTAAACAACTACATGGTTGGTTACGTTGGTGATGGTAAATTAATTCAGACATGCAAAAAGTCTGATGTTGTTTTTTTTGCTAAAAGATCACTACAAGAATTTAGTTATGATACATTAAAAAGCATTAGATCTCAAGAGTTAACAATACCTAGTAGTTTGTCTTTAATTATACCTCAAGACTATGTTAACTATGTTAGCTTATCTTGGATAGATGAACTAGGTGTTAAAAGACCTATTTATCCAGCTAATAATTTAACTATTGATCCATATTCTAGTTTATTACAAGACGGAACAGGAGTGCCAACACAAGATAACTTTGGTGAAGATCTAGAAGGAACATCGATAACAGAATCAAGATGGAAAAGCAATAACACTAGATTATTAAATTCTAGTTGGTATTCAGATTTTGAATATTTTGGTTTTGCTAATCAAGATTTATACAGTTTAAATGGACCATGGAACTGGGGTAGATTATACGGTCTTGATCCACAAAGATCACAAGTAAATGGTTGGTTTGGTATAAATGAAAGAGAAGGTAAATTTAGTTTTTCTAGTAATTTAGCAGGTAGATTAATTGTATTTGAATATATATCAGATGGTCTTGCTTATGACTTAGATACTAAAGTTCCTAAAATGGCTGAAGAAGCTATGTATAAAAGTATATCATATAACATATTATCTACAAGAGCTAATGTATCAGAAGGCGTGGTTCAAAGATATAAAAAAGATAGATACGCAGCTTTGCGTAATGCTAAAATAAGATTATCAAATATTAAACTTGAAGAAATAACTCAAGTTATGAGAGGTAAATCTAAATGGATAAAACACTAAAATTTAATGGCAAAAGTTGTTAACACCTTTGTTAAAGGTAAATTAAACAAAGACCTAGATGCTCGTTTAGTACCAAACGGAGAATATAGAGATGCAAGAAATGTTCAGGTTAGTAAATCTGAAGGTCCAGATGTAGGTGAACTAGAAAACGTTTTAGGTAATAAAATAACAGGTTTAACTTTTCCAGCAAATAGCAAGTGTATTGGTTGGGTTACTGATGATGCTAATAATTTTATTTATTTATTTGTAACAGATAATAAAACAGAAGATTATGTTCCAACTGGTATTGGTTCTAATCACCATATATATCAGTATAATGTTTTAACAGACACCTTTGTTGATTTAATTCTTTCTAATACTTTTTTAAATTTTTCACAATTATATCCTATATACGGTATTAATTTAGTAGAAAATTTATTGTTTTGGACAGATAATCGCAACCAACCTAGAAAAATAAATATTGAAAGAGCTGTAAATAATACTAGATATTATACTACAGAAGATCAAATATCTGTAGCAAAATATAATCCTTACCAAGCTATACAGCTTTGGCAACAAAGAGATGAAAATAATTTCACAGCAATAAACACAGATCAGTATGAAACTACTATGAAAGATGTTACTAGTAAGTTTCTTCCTGGTGGTGGAACCGCTTTAACTACTTCTTCTACCGGCGCTGGTGTTGCTACTATACCTATAGGCAGCTTACAAGGTGTTAATCCAAAAATTGGTCAACTAGTTTATTATGTAGACTCTAGTACTGGTTTTTTAGTTTCTACCGGGGCAAGCGTAGACACTGGCACAACAACAAGTAGTTTAACGGTTAGCGCTCCTTTTCTTCCAGCTTTAAATACAGGTGTTGAATTAGTTTTTGACGGAAATCCTTATTATAATCCTGATTTTGCAGGTGATCCAGCTTATTTAGAAGATAAGTTTGTAAGATTTAGCTATAGATGGAGGTTTGACGATAATGAATATTCTGTAATGGCTCCGTTTACTCAAGTTGCTTTTATACCAAAGCAAGATGGTTATTTCATGTATATAAGACAAGAAACCCCTGCTATAGACAAAGACGACCAATCAGCCGCTTATAGATCTACTATAGTGGAATTTGTAGAAAATAAAGTTGATGAAATAAAGCTTATAATTCCTTTACCTTTTAATAAATTTAGTTTACAAGATAAATTAAAAATTAAAGAAATAGATATATTATATAAAGAATCAGATGGCACAGCTGTTAGAGTTATTGATACAATACCTATAGAAGACATAGTTAATTCATCTGCACGAGCTCAGTTAGGAAATCCTCCAGTTACAGCACCTAATAAACTAAACCTAATAAACGTAGTAGGAACAGTTAAAACAGGTGAATTAATAAGTGGACCAGGTGTTGCTAATTTTTCTTTTGTTAATAGTTATGACACTGCTACTAGTGTTTTAACTTGTAGTAAAAACCAAGCTTCTCCACCCGCTGTATATACTCAATATGTTTACATAGGTAATCCATCAGTATATGAGTATAAATACAATTCTATAAAACCATTTAGAACATTACCAGACAGTGAGTTGTTAAGAGTTTTTGATAAAACACCTGTTAAAGCTTTAGCTCAAGAAATATCTGGAAATAGAGTTATATATGCTAACTTTGAAAACAAGCACACACCTCCAAGTTCTTTAGATTACAATGTACAAGCTAGTGATAAAAATAATTTTCAAGTAATAAACGCAAAAGCAACGTCTACAGCTAGTGCTTTTTATTCTGCCGGCACAAACATTCCAGTAACATTAGTTGGTACTGAAACACCTAGCGTTGGAGATGTAATGTATGGTTGGACATCGTCAACTACAAACTCAGGTGATTATAATGGTTTTCCTTTAGGTCAAGTAACTAGTTATTCTGCACCTAATATTAAATTAGATAAAAATGTAACTTTAGTAACTGGTCAAGCTTTAGTTTTTCAAGATACTGGAACAGAAACTGATAATACTAGTAAAGTAGAATACCCTAACTCTTCTTTAAAACAAAATAGAAATTACCAAGTAGGTATTGTTTTATCTGATAGATATGGTAGACAGTCTTCTGTTATACTGTCAAACAACAAAGAATCTGTTACTGTTGGTTCTTCAACTTTTATTGGAGATACAGTTTATTCCGCGTATTTAGAAGATAGTGCAACTCAAGAAAGTTTCCCAGGTGATTCTTTAAAAATTAGATTTAACAATCCTATAAGTGGCGGTTACGCTAATTCACCAGGTCTATATAATAATGATACTAGCAGTGTTGATTATAACCCATTAGGTTGGTATTCATATAAAATAGTAGTTAAACAAACAGAGCAAGAATATTACAATGTTTATTTACCTGGTATAATGGCAGCTTACCCAGAAGATCTTACAAAAGAAGTAACAAGTACTTCACACGCTGTGTTAATTAATGACAATATAAACAAAGTACCAAGAGATTTAACTGAAGTTGGTCCTGATCAAAAACAGTATAGAAGTTCAGTTAGATTGTTTGGTAGAGTTCAAAACACTGCTACAAGTATAACTTATGATACAAGTACAGCTGGTTTTATTTTTGCAACTAATATAGGTAAAGCAAATACTCAATATAACCCAGGTAGAACAGCAGATACAGTTTCAACAATATCTACACTTGCAGATTTATTTGATTACGATCCTACTGATCCACCTAGACCAAATTATTTTCCACAGTTTTATTTAGATGAATCTAATCCTTTAATATCAAGAATAAGTACAGAAAATCAAATAGGACAAATAGCTTCTACAAACTACGCTGTAGCTAGTGGATTAGTAAACGCTGGAGGTTCTTTTGCTATAGGCGCTAGCATAGTTCTTAAAAATTTAAATGGAACACCAGCTGTTAACATGTTAGTAAGAGGTTCTGGTTTGCCAGACGGCTTAGCTGTGACAAATGTTTTAGGAGGTCCACCTGTAAACACTATACAGTTAAATCAAGCTGTAACTTTATCTACAGATCAATTAATAGAATTAGTACCTGGTTATGCACCCTTCAATAGAGGAACATTATCTACTCCTGGTTTACAATACTTGAGTGTATATGAAACAACTCCTACAGTATCTAGTTTAGATATATATTGGGAAACTACAACTAGTGGTTTAATATCAGATTTAAATTCTTTAATATTATCTGAGAGTTCTGGTGGCGCGGGTATAGATTCTTTTGACACAGCTGGTTGGACAGAAGGTTTAGCAACAACAAGTAATATTTTAGCTAATGCTTTTAAAGTAGTTGATCAATTTGGTGTAGATATAAGTGATCCAGTAGATATTAATTTAACACAGTTAGATGTAACTATAGACAGCGTTACAGATAATAATAACCCTGGAAATGATGTAAGTGATTATTTTACGTTAACTAGAACAGGAACACCAGGTTCAACTGTTGTTACTTTTATGGTAGCAACAACTGCTGATTATTACTCAGACGTTTATTTTGGCAATGATGAAAATGCTAGGTTGTTTAATTTTATTTTTAAAATTGTAACAACTTATAACGGTGTTACATCTGAAGTTTTTGTTTCTGCAACTAACAATGCGGTGGGTCCAGGTAATGTTCAACCTGTAATAACATCTGCAGGTACTAATCCTGTGACAACAAATAGAACAATTACAACAGCTTTAACAACTATTGATTCTCACAATGGAGCTAATAACACTGCCCTAAGAACATTAGATTATAATGTTGCAATAACAAATATAACTAAAAATAGTAGCGCTTTGGAAGAGGGTGAATTACTAAGTGATTATTTTACTATAACAAATAATGTTGTTGCTAATCAAATACAAACAAAACTGTTTATAGCAAGTCCTACAATTGACGTAGCTGATTACGATATAACATTGCAATTTGCAGATGCTGGTGAATCTATAAATTCAGTTTATGAGGTTAATTTAAATAGAGCTGGTAATGTTTCAAATTACGAAAAAACAACATATTACTGTGATAGTCCAGATAACTGTAATGAGCAATCTGTTGTTAGATTTAGAATATCAAGTTCTCCTATAGGTGCTGAAAATGGATATTATTATTACGGAGCGATACCATGTACAAACCCAGATGATGCAACTCAACAATTATCTAATGGTACTACAACTATAACTATAGATAAAACTAATGCTAACCCAGCTAGTGGTGGTGGACAAGGTAATGCCTTGTATTTTTCAGCAGCTAGTTTTGCTGCAGCTGAAGCTTTATATTTAGCACAACCTCCTTTTTCAGGTAATGATTGTCTAATGCCATCTGAAGGTGGAGACACTGGTCTTGGAACATTTGCAGCTGAAGACATATCTGCTTATGCAGTAGAAATAATATAAAACATGTAATCATAAAATATGGGCGCAACTATTGAAATAAAATATTTTAACTCTTTTATATTAAAGAAGGTAAGTGATGGAAGCGACGATCCTATATGGAATGGTTCTTTTGGAATACCATCTTCTTTAAATGGATCATATCCTAATACAGTTATTGGTAGTCCAGATGAAGATGATTATGTCTTAGAAGAATCTAGAATTAGAGGTGGTTTTAATAATACATCTGTAGATTATGGAGCAAAAGCTTATTTAGTAGAAGCAGAACCTGCTGGTTATAGAAGATTTAACGCATTAATATATTCTGGCGTATACAACTCTAGAACAGGAATAAATAACACAAATGTGTTTTCAACAGCTGATGATATTGAAAAAGCAGCAGATCCAGCAAATGGATCAATTCAAAGATTATACGCGGAAGATACAAATTTATTTGTATTTCAAGAAAGTAAAATTAGTAGAGCTTTAATAGATAAAGACGCTATATATTCTGCAGAAGGTGGAGGTGCTGTTACATCTAGCAATTTAGTTATAGGTGTTATACAACCAATACCAGGTAAATACGGTATTAGTAAAAACCCAGAAAGTTTTGCTGTATACGGTAATAATAAATATTTTACAGATAAAAATAATAATGTAGTTTTATCTTTAAGAGGTAGTAGCATAATTGAAATATCACAATTAGGCATGAGAGACTTCTTTAGAGATGAGTTAAACAACTTAGATTTAGGTGGTAGTTCTGGTTTTGCTATAGGTGGTTGGGATATTTATAATGATCAATATGTTTTATCTACTCAACAAAGTGATTTATATACACCTACTCCAAATTTTAACACCGTTACTTATGATGAAGGTGTTCAAGGTTGGACTAGTTTGTTTGATTATAGACCAGATCAAATGATGAGTATTAGAAATAATTTTTATAGTACTAATTCTACAGGTTTATATAAACATTACGACCCAACTGTTTTAAGAGGTGTTTTCTATGGATCAGCAACTCCATTTGCAAGTACTATAACAGTTATATTTAATCCTGAACCATTAGTATCTAAAACTTTTAGTACAATAAGTTACGAAGGAAGCAATGGTTGGGAAGTAAGATCTTTGATTTCAACAGCTACTGGTGAAGATATAAACCCTTCAACTAGTACTTATCAAAACAATAATGACACTATAACATCTATATTAAGTTATTATGGTGGTGAATACGTTTTTAATCCAGCTGGTGGTGCTCCTGTTACAAGAGCAAATTACGCTGTAACTTTAGGAACTAGTGACCCAGCGCTACCAAGATATTATGCTGGATTTAATAGAAAAGAAAATGCTTACGTAGCAAATGTAATAAACAACTCAGCTCCAAGTAGTGGTGAAATAATATTTGGAGACGCAATAAGTGGTATAAAAGGTTATTATACCACAGCAACTTTTTCAACTGATAATGTAACAAACCTTGGTGGTGCAAAAGTATTATTTTCAGTAGGAGCAAAATTTGATTCAAACAATGGATATTAATAATAAAAATTTAACATTATGCCAGCAGCAGCAATAATAGGTGGAGCAATAAGCTTAGTCGGTGGTATTATCGGTTCTAGTAGAGCTAGGCGAGAGGCTAGAAATAGAGAGATACAAGCTCGTGGTTTAGAATATAAACTAAATCAATTAGAAGAAAATAGACAAGAGATAACAGATCCTTATGCTAATATAACTGATTTAAGTAGTATGCTTTCAAATCCTTTTGCTAATCTATCTGTAGCTACAAAAGCTACTGAAATACAAATGGAACAAACTGATATAGCTTTAGCAAATACATTAGACACAATTAGAGCTACCGGTGGTAGTGCTGGTGGTGCTACGGCTTTAGCGCAAGCTGCTTTGCAAAGTAAAAAAAATATAGCCGCTAATATTGAATCACAAGAAGCTGCTAATGAAAAGCAAAGAGCCGCTGGTGAAGCTACACTACAAAGACAACAAATGGCAGAAGCTCAAAGGCAACAAATGGCTGATGTTCAAGGCGAGCAATACATGTTTCAAGCTCAAGAAACTAGAGACATGCAACAACTTAATAGATTATCTAATCAAATTGGTGCTTTACGTGGAGCAGCAGCTCAAGCAAGTGCTGACTCAACTGCGGCATTAACAGGAGGTATTGGTGCCGCGGCTGGTATACTAGGTGGTGCTGATTGGGGTTAATAAATAAATTACAATGGAAGATAAAAATATAAAAATCAATCTGTTTATAAAACAATTAAATCAAAGCAATGCTTTAGGTTATAACCCTGCTTATATAGCTAGTACAGCCGATTATAACTTTGCTATATTAGATAGAGCTTATGAAAATACAGGTAAAGTATATGCTGAGTTAAAAACAGCTTTAAACAATAATCAATGTATTGAGCCTGGTTGTAAATACGAAACAGATAGATTAAAATTTTTAATGGAAGCTCCAAATAAATCATTAGAATTTTTAACTAATATTGGATCTCAACTTATAGTTACTAATGACATGTACTATGATGTTAATCAAAACTATGCTTACGCTGTAGCTAACGCGATACTAACTGGTAAACCTACATTTGCTAAAAGTGATGGTTATAATGCTTCTTTACAGCTACTAGAAAACGGATCACAGAGGATGATTTTTGAAGGTCCTATGCTAGATAAACCATTTGTGATAAATAGTGACGCTCTAGATGCTCTAATGGAGTCAGGGACAGATATAGTAGCTACAACTCCTAACATAAATAAAGACATGTTAAGATTATTAGGTGAAGTTGGTGTTATGGCTGGTGGATCTAGTAATCCTGAAACGGGTGAACTAATGCCAGGTGCTAAAATAGCAGATGAATTTGTATTAAAAAATTCTGATGGTAGTTATGATTATGAAATTGTAGATATAGGTATGGGTAAGGGTAGAAACTTACTTAAATTTGATCTAGATAAAATTGAAAGAAAAGTAACTCCATTTATAAATGCTGAGGTTGCAGGTATGCTAAGCTCTGAGCAATCAGTAGTTGCTGCATGGAACGTGTTTATTGGCGCTGGTACTAGTGTATCAGAAGACGATCAAATGGCTCAAAACGCTAATGCTGGTTTTGTAGCTTGGTCATATGAAGAAGACTTGCCATTAATGCAAGATAAAAAAGAATTATTTATGGTTAAATATAAAGAGTACTTTATGAATAACTATTTAAAACAATTTACTACTAATCAAATACCAACAGTACAAGCGGACGCGGCTGTGTTTGATCTAGAAGAAGGTAAAAAAGCAAAAGCTAATAAGTTCTTACAAGATAATAAATTAAGTTAAATGACTCTACAAGAATACGTTATTTCTTTACAGAATCAGAATTTATCTCAAGAAGAGATATATACTAAAGTAGAGGAATGGAAGAAAAATAATCCTCAACCACAAGTTGAAGAGGAAGTTGAAGAAGTTGTAGAAGAAAAACCTATACCTTTAACTATTGCTTCAGCTACAGAACCTATAGAGCCAGAATACCCGTCTAAAACTGTTAATGATATATTAAAAGAAAAAATAAAACCACAATCAAATGTAGAAAAAAATTTAAGATTAGCTAGTGGTGATTTTTACAATGAATCTAAAAATATATCACAACAAATAGCTGATGTTAAAAAAGCATTATCAAAAACTAAAAGTATAATGGATCCTGATAACGCTGTTTTACAAAATGAATTAGATAGGTTGAATACTTTGCTAAAACCTACTATTGAAAAAGAAAAAGAAAAAGAATTAGAATATTATACTAAAGGAGAAGGTGTTAGCGAGCAAATATCTAAAAAAACACAATCAACTTTAAGATCTATATCTTCTGGTTTATTAAGATTACCTACTTTTTTAAATGAAAAAAAAGCAACAATGCTTTTAACAGATGAAGAATTAGAAAAAATAAATCAATTAAATCCTAATGCTAGAGCAGCTGTTTTAGCAGGGGGTGGAAATTGGGGTGCTTTTTCTAATTATTTATTAAAAATGAGAAATGAAGCAGAAAAACAAATTGATGAAATAGATTCTAGTATTTACAAATTTGAAACAGGAATAAGTGATAGTTTTGTAGATGGTTGGGAAGAATTAAAAAAAGGAAATTTTGGTGAAGCTGGTAAAAAAGCTTTACAAGCTACTTCTCAGGCTTATCAAGAAGCAATACCTTCTCTATTATATATGGCTCAAGCAACAACTCCTTATGTTGGTTTAGTTTCTTTATTTGCTGGGACAGCAGCTAGTGAAAGCGGCGCTAAACAAGATGAAGCGTATGAAGCAAAAAGATTATTAGATCAACTTAGCGTGCAAGATCCAGATTATGACACTAAAAAAGCTGAGCTACAAAAAATTATTGAAAAAGGAGATATAAGTGGTAAATTAATGCTTCATAGTAATCTTGTTGGTGGTTTTGAAGCAACTTTAGATAGATTCTCTGCTGGTCTTGGAAAAAGTATGTTTAAAAATTTATTTGGTGTTTCTAAAAACATAGCAGATAAATCTTTAAAACAATGGGGTGTTGAAATTATCAAAGGCTTTGGTGGTGAAGGTTTAACAGAAGCAGCAACATCTGTATTACAAGATGCTTCAGAATTTTTAGTTCTTGGAGATGAAAACGCATTTGTTGGTAAATTAAAAGAGTATATAGATACTTTTATAATAGGTGGTGTTTCTGGTAAAACAGTAACTACAGCTGGCGCTGTGCCTAATATAATTTCAAGAGGTGTAAATAATTCAAGAATAAACAGTATATTAAAAGAAACTGATTATAAAACTTTAGGTGAAACTTTTAGTATAAGCGAAGTAACACCTCAATCAATAGAATTAACTCAAATACCAATAGTCCAACAAAGATTAAATGATCAGGTGGATAAACAAGTTTCACAAGGAGAAATAACAGTTGAGAAAGCTGATGAAATTAAAAAAAATTATATTGATACTCAAAGTGCTGTAGATAAATTAAAACCTGTAAATCTTTCAGATAATACAGAAGCGGTTAGTTTAGTTAAAGAAAAAAATAAACTAAACAATGTGGTAAAACAAGTTAATGACTCTGCTTTGACTCAAGAAGAAACAGTTAGAGTAAACGAAATAAACACAAGACTAAGCGAATTAGCAGCAGACGCTAAAATTGAAAAAGCTAATGTCGTAGGTATGAGTATTTTACCAACTAGGAAATCATTACCTAAAGCAGATGAATTAGCTACTCAATATCAGCAAGATCCTTCTGCTGTAGATGTAGAAGCTTTATTAGATCAATACAACAAAATAGGTTTAGCTGCAATCAAGTTTGATACTCGTAAAGGTGATATGGCTAGAGAAGATGCTGTAGCTGAAATAAATAAAGAGTTTGCAGGTATAATGAATAGATGGTCACCAGATAAAGGATCTTTTTCTACATTTGTAACTGCTAACATTGCTCCAAAAGCACAAAGTATATATGATAAATACATTGGTCAAAAAGATGCAACTACTTTAGATAGACCTGAAGCTAGAGAAGTTGTAGCTGAAGAAGTTGAGGTAGATGTTACACCTCAAGAAACTGGTAGAGCAAAAGTATATCCTGCTACGCTAGAAGTTGTTACAGAAAATATTACACCAGAAGTAAGATCAGAACAAACAGTAATGGTTAAAGATGATATTAACAGAGCTGTAGCTACTGTTAGTACATCACCAAAAGTTGTAGCTAAGAATTTAGTTGATCAAATTAAAACAAAAGAATATAGACAGCTTTTAAAAAATAAACTTGGTAAATGGAATAGCGATCAATACAATAATAATGTAGATCGTTTAATTACAAAAGATTTTATTGCTACAATACCTGTTGCTCAGTTAAAAAGAAGATTCCCTAGATTATTTGAAATAGAAGTAATTGACCGAGTTCCAACAGTTAAAATAGAAGATGGTAAAAGAACTGACTTTAAAAAACCAGTTTATAAAATACCTGCTATTACCGATGCTAAGCTAGAAACTATAAAAGAATATTTTAAAGATAACGAAAAGCGTCATCAATCTTTAATGGAAGTTTTAGGTGAAGGTATTGCTATAGAGCAGATGCAAGAACTTAAAGGTGACCAAGCTTTTGTGACTGATTTACAAGGTAGATTAGAATTAAAAGGATCTGATTTAACAGCAGAGCAGTTTTTAGATGAAGTAGAGTTTAATTTAGATAAAAGAAATTTAGAGGATAAGTCTTTAGATGTTGTAGAAGGTACTGTTGACTCAGTTGTTAATGAAATGATAACAGAGGATAGTGTAAATGATATACAAGTAGATGTTTTAAGCGAGGCTATATCAAAACTAGAGACATTTAGAAAAACAAATTTATCTATGAATGCTTTAGCTGGTGTTGTTGAAGCTGGGCTTAGAACACTTAGAGCCGCTAGAAATGCTGGTAGATCTTTAGCCTCTGCTATTAAAGATTTTACAAAATCAATAAAAGACTTTATTAAAAAACCTGCAGTTAAAAAGTCTACGCCTAAAAAACCTACATCTAAAAAACCTGATGTTAAAAAATCTTTAACAGAAAAAGATATAAATGTTTTAAAAGAATTAGCAGTTGCCAAAAATATAAACGAAGCAATTAAATTATCGGGCATAGAAGGTAAAGTAACTATTAATGATAATAATAGAGCCGAAAAAATAAAGCAAATGGAAAAAGCAATAATAGATGCTTCAATACCAAGCTGGATGTTTGAAAGTTCTAAATTTGGTAATTTTGCTAGAAGAAAAGTAGATGGAAAATATGTAAATTTACCAGCACGAGGAGGTTTGTATTATGGTAAAAGTGATCCAGCTTATAAAAAAGCTTTACAATTGGCTACAAAAAATGATGACAAATATAAAATAAAACCTCCTAAAAGAGTTAGTGTTAAAAAAGCTTTTACTAATAAAGGTGTTAAACAGTCTGAAGAAAATATTAAAGCTTTAGAGTTTGTTGCTAACAAATTAACTAATGCGGTTGAGAAAAAACAAATGAGCGCTGAGATAGCGGCTTTGTTTATCTCTTCTGGTTATCAAGCGACTACTGGTTTAATAAAAATATCCGCGCCGTTTAAATATAAATCTAAAAAATTTGAACATGCTAAAACTGGTAAACCAAGTCAAAGAACAGGTGAAAAATTTAGAGAAGAGCATAATCCACCTGCTTCAGTAATTGGGGCTAATTTAATATATGGTATTGCTAATAATAAAATGTCTCCAATAATAAAAGCTATTAAAAATAATTATTATCAAACACAGTTATCTAAAAAAGATGACACTAAATTAGACGAAGCTAATCTTGATAGCATTTTACCTGAAGGTACTAGTATTTTAACTTCTAACGTAGCAGCTGTAAGATTAGCAGCTGCTGGTATTGATTTAAACTCTATCGTTAATCCTACAAATGGTAAAACTCTTGCTGAAGAAGTGGGTTTACCTATAAAAAATAAAGCAGATATTAATTTAGAGTCAATTAATTATCAAAATAAATTATTAGTTGACGTAGCGCAAGGTGATTTAACTATAGGTGATGCTAAAATAAGATTAGATAAAAGTTTACCAATTCAAAACGCTAAAGCAAAAAACTCTATAAAGTTTGCAAAAAATGAAGGTAGTACTATAGTTACAGATAACATGACTAGCGAGCAACAAAAAACTGTAATGGTTAATTCGTTAGAAACTAAAGTTCAAGCTAGTAAAATAACACCTAAGCAAAAAGGTATAAGTATATTTGATTTTGATGATACACTTGCTAACACAAAAGAAAAAGTTATAGTTAATATGCCTGATGGTTCTATTAATGAAATAAGCGCTGCAGAATTTGCTAGAGAAGCAGGTAATCTTACCGAAGCAGGCGCACAGTTTGATTTTAGTAATTTTGAAAATGTATCATCTGATACAGCTGAAGGACCGTTGGCAGATCTTGCTAGAAAACGTCAAGGTAAATTTGGTAGTGGTAATATATTTGTTTTAACAGCAAGACCTAATAGTGCTGGTCCTGCAATACAACAGTTCTTAAAAAGCATTGGAATAAATATACCTTTATCTAATATAACTGGTTTAGCTGATGGATCACCACAGGCTAAAGTAGATTTTGTATTAAATAAAACAGATGAAGGTTATAATGATTTTTATTTTGCCGATGATTCATTTGCAAATGTTAAAGCAGTTAGTCAAATATTAGATGCTGTTGATGTAAAAAATAAAGTACAACAAGCAAAAGCTAGTAAGCGTAGAAACTTAGGTAAAGATTTTAATAGACAGTTAGAACAAGTTACTGGTAAAGAAGCATTTAAAAAATATTCTGATGCTAGAGGAAGATTAGAAGGACAGCAAAAAGATAAAGGTACTTTTAAAAGATTTTTAAAACAATTCACAATTACACCATCAGCCGAAGACTTTATGGGTCTTATGTATGCGTTTATGGGTAAAGGAACTCAAGGTAATGCTCACGCTAAGTTTATAAAAGAAAACTTAATGGATCCTTATAATAAAGCTGAGCAAGAATTAATATCGGCTCAAGTATCTGTTGCTAATGATTTTGCTGAACTTAAAAAACAATTTCCTAATTTAAAAAGCAAACGTGGTAAAAACCCGTTACTAGAAGAAATAGGTGTTGGTCCTTATACAAAGTCACAAGCAATTAGAGTTTACATGTGGAATAAGCAAGGTATGGATATACCAGGCATGTCTCAAAGAGATGTAAACGATTTAGTTAAAGCTGTTGAAGCGGATAACGAGTTAAATGTATTTGCTGATGAAGTTGCTTTAATACAAAAAGGAGAACAATATCCAGCTCCAACTCAAACTTGGTTAGCAGGTAATATTGCTTCAGACATAATGCAAGGTTTAAAAACTGGATTTAGAAAGAAACTAATGACTGAGTTTAATGAAAACGCAGATATTATATTTTCTAAAGAAAATTTAAATAAGATTGAAGCTATATACGGTAGTAAATTTAGAGAAGCATTAGAGGATTCTTTACGTAGAATGAAAACTGGTAGTAACAGACCTGTTTTTGTGGGTGGTGGAGCTCGTATTGTTAATGAAATGCTTGATTGGCTTAACTCTTCTGTTGGTGCAGTTATGTTCTTCAACATGAGATCTGGATTACTTCAGCTAATATCTAATGTAAATTTTATAAATTGGGGTGATAATAATATATATGATGCCGCTAAAGCGTTTGTTAGTAAGGATTATTTTCCAACAGTATTAAAACTAATAAACTCTGATTACTTGGTTAATAGACGTGATGGTCTAAAGATTAATGTAAACGAAGCTGAATTAACTGATGCTGGTAGAAAAGGTGGTGTAAAAGGTATGATCAATTATCTTCTTGATAAAGGATTTGCGATTACAAGAATTATGGATAGTGTAGCTATTGCTACAGGTGGTGCTACATTTTTTATAAATAGAAAAAAATCTTTACAAAATAGGGTCAATAAAGATACTGGTAAGCTATATACTGAAGCTCAAGCAGAACAACAAGCGTTTGATGATTTCTATGCAATAGCAGAAGAAACACAGCAGTCAAGTAATCCAAGTAGAATCTCAACTCAACAAGCTAGTTTTGCTGGTCGTATTATATTATCGTTTCAAAATGTTACGATGCAGTATAATAGAAAAACTAAAAAATCTATACAAGATCTTTATAATAGACGTGCAAAACCGGGTATGACACAGCGTGAAAGTGATCTTAGTAATTTATCTAGTATTATATATTACGTAAGTGTTCAAAACTTAATATTTAACGCAATGCAACAAGCTTTATTTGGCTTAGCATTTGATGACGAACCAGATGAAGATGAAAAAGATAAAGCTGCAAATATAGTAAATGGTATGGCTGATTCTTTATTATTCGGTCTTGGTTTTGGTGGAGCTATAATATCTACTGTTAAAAATGTTTTAATGAGAATAGCTAGTGAGTCTGAAAAGAAAACAACACAGTACAGAGATGTAGTGTGGAACGTGTTTGATATATCACCAGTGCTAGATTCTAAAGTTCGTAAGTTAAGAACTGCTTTTAAGACTTTTGACTGGAACATGAAAGAGATTAAGAAAAGAGGTTGGAGTATAGATAACCCAGCTTATTTAGCTGTAGCACAAATAATATCTGCAACTACAAACTTACCTATTGATAGAGCTTTGCAAAAGCTTAACAACTTAAGACAAGCTACTGATGAAGAAACTAAGACATGGCAAAGAGTTGCTTTAGCATTAGGTTGGTCAGGTTGGAACTTTGGATTACCATATTGGGGAAGACAAAGCACAATAGATAAAGAAGCTAAAGACGAAGAAAAAGTAAAAGAAAAATTTAAAGAAGACGTGCGTAAAGCAAAAACTATGGGATTCACAAAACGTATACCATTTACAGGACCAAAATCTGGTAAACCAAATGGTAAATTAGGCGTTGATTATTTAGCTATAGAGAGATACGACGGGTTAATACAATACTATAAAAAACCATAACATGAAAAAATTTATTGACAAGTTGCAGCAAGCTTGGAACAAATTGCTTTATAAATTAATGTTTAAAAATTACAAATAATGAAAAATGAAAAAAATACTATTTGCGCTATTTGCGGTGGTTATTGCGGTATCTGCTAACGCTCAGGATAAAAAGAAATTATTTAAAGACTTTTTAAAATACAGTACGGTATACGTGTCTGGTGATATTAAAAATTCTAAAGAAAATGCTCCTAGCTATTTTGTAAGAACAAATCCTAACGGTAGCTTATATGATGTGCCTGTTGTAGTAGATGGTACTGACTATTATGACTATGATTATCGTTATGGTTTTGGTATTCGTAAAGTAGCAAGGTTCGATTATGAAATAAAAGGTAAACAATACTATGATGGCACTGAATCTAACGTGTCTATGGTTGCTCCTAATTCAGCTGTTAAAGGTTTTGAATATGTATTTCATACTGAAAAAGAAAGATCAAGAGATGATGTATTTAAAAATCACAGATATTTCTTAAAACATAGTGGTAAATACCACATGGTAAAAATAGAAAGTAGAAAACAAGGTAAAATAAACTTTGATTATAAATCAGCGGAACTAAGAGCTAAGCTTCCAATTGGTAAAAAATTCTCTCTGAGTGCAGGCGCTATTTATAGAACTCATGATCGTCCTTATGGTTATAATCCTGTAGAAATATGGCTAAATGAAACTAACGAGGACGGTTATGCTGTGAACCCATGGTATACTTTAGGTTTTTATTATGGATATGATGATATATATTATACATACGAAGATGATTATTCAGGTGAAACAGTATCTGATTGGTACTGGATAAATGAAGAAGGTGAAACTGTAGCTTATACAGATTTACAGTTTAGACAGACAGTGTTTACTGATCTGATGAATCGTTATAACAACGAAGTGTGGAGTGAGATAGATGCATTTGGTGTAATATCTCCTATCATCGGTTTTGATTATTACCATTATAAAAATAATTTCTGGCTTCACGCGTATGGGTCTTATTTACCGGGGTTTCATAACTATATAAAAGGTGATGAAGCTTTTAGTTATTTTAATAGAGATAATTGGGGTCTCGGAGGATTAATACAAGATGCAGATAAAAAACAATGGGAAGATTACCAAGCTGGCGTACAGTTTGGTTGGAAACTTAGTAAAAATATAGGTTTGTTTGTTGAAGGTGAATACACTAAGTTTTGGGATAGTAAAATATATAACGGCTCAGTAGGATTAAACATAACACTAAAATAAAATGGCAGGCGCACCGCAAATTGGAGAAAATACTAAGGTAACACTTGACCTTAAGACAATAGGTTTAATAATTGGAGGAGTTGTATCGTTAACAACTATGTGGTTTGCTTTACAATCCGATATTGCTCTTGCTATGCAGATGCCTGAACCTGTTATTGATAGAGTAGAATATGATTTGAAAGATGAATTAATTCGTCAAACAATTATGGATACACAAGATGATGTAGATAAGATACTAGAAGATCTTAAAAAAATAGATGAAAGATTATACGATATACAAAGACAAAGATAATGAAATACTTAATTTTAATTTTAATACCATTTTTATCATTTAGTCAACAAGATGTTCCAGAAAAATATTGGATAGATGATAGCGGCTTTGAAAAAGCTATAAACACTAATGAAGCTTTTGGTGATGACCAAACAAAACCTGTTATCGTAGAGTTTTGGGCTAAGTTTAACGAAGTAAATTGCTTTGCTGATTGGGGTAAATTAGAAGATGTAATTTATTATAGAGTAGATATAGCTAAAGCACCTGAAGCAAAAAAGAAATATAGAGTTCGTATGGCTCCAACTTTAATAATATTTAAAAATGGAATTAAAGAAACAGTTTTTAAAGCAGGATTAGATCTTATGTTACCTGCTAATTTAAATGAAATACAAGAAGCAATAAACGAAATTAACACTGCAAGTCAGTTCTAATGAAAAAAAGAAAATTAAATAGTAAAAATCCTAAGTATTATCCAGTTGAAGAGGATCTGGTAAAAGAAAGAAGAGAATTAATAGCTACAATACCTTTTGGCAAGAAACGTAAAGTTTATGCTTACGCGGTGTTTGGCGAAAACTAATTATTATGAGTTCACCATTATACGGAAAAATAAGTTCAGCTTGTAAATCAGCTGCAAAAAGAAAGTTTAAAGTTTGGCCAAGCGCATACGCTTCAGGTTGGGGTGTGAGATGTACTAAAGCAGGTGGTCCAAGTAAATTTGGAGGAGGTAAAAAGTAATGGCTTATATACAAAATAATTCACCTTTTACTTGTTGGAAAACACACAGGCAACAAGGAACTAAAATGAAAGATGGAAGAAGAGTTCCTAATTGTGTATCTAAAAGTGATTCAGCTTTGACGAAACAAAAAGGTGGAGGCACAACTAAAACTTGTTTACCAGCTTCTAAAATAAGAAGCATGAGTAAAGAGCAAAGACAAAAGCTAGTTAATTCTAAAAAATCAGCTGGTGCAAAAGGTAAATATAAACGATCATCTAAAACAAACGTAAAAGGAGCTCGTAAAAAAGGGGCTACACTACGTGACTGGTTTGAAAAAGAAGACTGGAGAAGAGTAGATGATCCATCAAAAAAATGCGGAGAATAATGAGCACACCAATTAAACATTGCAACGCTGCTGTCATGCACACTAAGTCATGGAACGGTATAAGAAATAGGCAAGCACCTATATCAGGTAGAGGAACAGGTAATGATGTATCTGTTAAAGCGGCTCAAGCTAAACGTAAAGCTCCACTTGCTATTAAAGAAGCTGCTTATGAAAAGCAGAATAAAAAAATGAGATCAGAATATACTTCTGAAACAGGTAAAAAATTAGGTAAAAGATTAACGTCAGGTAAAAACAAACGTAGAGTTTCTTTTGCATGTAGATTTGCTGGTATGAAAGGTGCTATGAAAGACGCTAAGGGTGAACCAACTAAGAAAGCTATGGCTTTAAAAAAATGGGGTTTCGGTAGTGTTGAATCTGCTAGAAACTTTTGTCAAAAAAATAAAAGCAAAAAATGAAAATAAGTCGTAACATAACTTATGCTGAAGCAATACACTCTGAAACTGCAAAGCGTAAAGGAATAGACAACACGCCAAACCCAACACAAATAGAAGCTATGAAATTAATAGCTGAAAAAGTATTTCAACCATTAAGAGAATGGGTTGGTGGACCAATAAAAGTTAATTCATTTTTTAGATCTCCAGAACTTAACGAAGCAATTGGCGGAAGTAAAACCAGTCAACATTGTAAAGGTCAAGCAATTGATATTGACGATGTGTATGGTTGTAAGACTAATGCGGAAATGTACCACTGGATAAAAGAAAATTTAGATTTTGATCAAATGATTTGGGAGTTTGGAACAGATACACAACCAAACTGGGTGCATGTATCATATGTATCAGAAGAAGATAATAGAAATAAATGTTTAAAAGCCTATAAAGATGATATGGGTAGAACTAAATACAAAGTAATATGAAAAAATTTAACATAGGTAACTACAAACTACCATACATGGGTCCACTAAACAACAATCAAAGATTTAAATATGATCCAGCTGACAAAAAAGCATTTCAAGCCTTGACTCAAAAACAAAAAGACAGTTTACAAGCACAGGCTATGAAGTTTGACAAACCGTACTTTAGCCCTAAGTTTGGAGTTAATGTAGATCCTGAAGATGGAGTATTATCAAACAGACCAATTTATTCAGATGGTACAAAATTAACTTACGATATTGAAGATAAGCCAGTAGAAGATCTTGTAAAGCAAGCCTACAGTAAAAGATATGATGACTATATGAGCATGGTGGGTAAAAAGAAACATCCTATGCTACCTGCACAAACTAAAGAGCAAGCTGAAAGAGAATTTTTTAATGAAAGTTATTCTACTAAATTTAATACTAGAACAGGAGAAATAGAAGACGTGGTAAGTTCTAGTGGAGACGGTGCCGCTAGTGAAGAAGAGTTAGCGAATGTACCATCATACTTAAGAAATCCATTACAACAATAATTATAATAAATAGGATCAAAATATAATGGGCGTACCATACCCAAAGATCCTGTAACAAGAAGGGAGGCATTACGCCTCCCTTTTTTATTATCCGTCACAAGCAACACAGTCTTCCATAGCTTTACTTGCTATATCTCCACGTAGTACTGATTCGGTTCTCATATAGTATAATGTTTTAATACCTTTTTTCCAAGCATCAAGATGAACTTGATTAATCCATTTAGGATTTGCTTCTGATGGAAAAGCTAAATTTAAACTTACACTTTGATCTATATATTGCTGTCTAACTCCAGCTTGTCTAACTAACTCTAGTTGATTTATTTCTTTAAATGTTTTAAATATTTCTTTGGTATCTTCGTCTAATTCTTTTATATCTTGAACCGAACCACCATCTGCTAATATTTTGTCCCATGTTTCTTTATTATTAATTCCTATCTCTTCCAAAACTTTAACCAGCGTAGGATTTTTCCTAATGAACGTGCCTTTAGCTGACTGCTCTGTAAATACATTAGCCGCCCAGGGTTCAATCCCGGGAGATATGTTTCCAGAAAGTTTAGAATTACTAACAGTGGGAGCAATAGCGCGAAGATGGGTATTACGCATACCAGTACCAACACACCAAAGAGGTTCTCCAAAAGCATCTGCAAGAGCCATGCTAGCTCGTTCAGATTCGATTTTGATTTGACTAAAAATTCTTCTTGTTTCATATTGTGATAATAAACCTTCAAATGGTAAACCTTTTTCTTGTAAATAAGTATGCCATCCGAGTACACCTAAACCTAATGCCCTACCTTTTTCAGCAGATCTTACAGCGTTTTCAAAACCTTTTCTATACTTAGATCTTTGTATAAACTCTTCAAGTACTCCGTCTAAGAACCATATTGAATCATAAATAATATTTGTATTTTTCCACTCTTCATATTTAGCTAGATTTAAACTAGATAGACAACATACAAAGCTGTGGTTTTCATCTGTGTGTAAAACTATTTCACTACAGATGTTTGTCATATGTACTTTTAAAGCGTTGTCTTTGTAAGCCGGTGGATTTTGTTTGTTAGTGTTACCTTTAAAAAGTATATAAGGTTCTCCAGTCGCTTTACGTTTTTGTAATAACTTTCCCCACTTCTTTCTAGCTTCTGAATCTCCAGCTTCAAGTCTTCGCATGAATTTATCGCCGACGACAGCGCATTGATGTAAGTTAAGCGATTGTCTGTTAATGTCTCCTTTAGGTTCTCTAATCTCGAGCCACTCTTCAAAATCGGGGTGGTCAATGTTAATGTTAACTGATGCAGCTCCTCGTCTGACAGATCCTTGATTAGTGGCAAGTATTGTGCTATCGTATATTTTACAAAAAGGCACAACTCCGTCGCTTGTTCCATTACCTGTTATTTTAGCGCCAGCGGGTCTGATTTGATTTATACCGATACCAACTCCACCGCCGTGCTTAGCGAGTAGCATCATCTCTAAGTTTTTCTGTCCAATATCTATAATTGAATCAGCAACATCAATACCAAAGCAACTAATAGGCAAGCCGCGATCTGTACCAGTGTTGCTAAGAACTGGCGAAGCCAAGCAAAGCCAGCCTTTCCATATGTAATCAAAAAATGTTTTAGCATATTCTGGTTTTTTTAATCTTTTAGCTACAGTAGTAGCAACACGCATATAAGCGTCACGTGGTGTTTCTCCATTATATAAATAACCTCCACCAATAGTTTTCTTATATACTTCTGTATCACCCCAATCAGGGTAATCAACTCCTTTTTTCCATTCCTTTTTCCACATCTTTTTCTGTTAATAAGCGTTTTTCTTTATCTTTTAATTCGTCTATAATTTTTTCCCATTCTTTTTCTCCAACGTGTAGCTGTAAAGCGGTTAATGTACCACCTGCCATACTAGCATTTTTTTGAATTTCATGAATAAGGTTTTGCATAACGTTAGTTATAGCGTCGCATTTTTTTTGCAACTCATTTATTTTACTAAATATTTTATTTTCTTTCATTTTATAAAGTGATTTATCCAAGCAGCTAAACCATTTAAGTTTAAAGCTACTAAGTTCCATTGTTTACGTGATGACACTTGTATTATAACACATAGAAAACCTATTATAAATAATATAGGTTCAAGCGTCCATTGTCCAGCCATTAAAAAAGCCGCGCCCATATATCCTATACGTGACGCGAACTTTTGATAACTGGTTAGTTTATTTGTGTATTTAAAAAAATTCATCATATCATATAATGCATTATTAAAAACATACCTGCTGGTATACATGTATAAACAAAGTCCATAACTTCTGGATTACCTTTGTCTAAGTATAAATCATAAACTAACTCTTTAGCCGCAGCAATTAATACTGTCAACCATAAACCGTCTACTCCTAGTATGAACAAAAATATAAAACTTAATATTGATCCATAAAAGAAGTGTAATAATTTGTCGTTTGGTATACTACCAAATGTCTTCAAAATCTTCATTTTCGTTTGCTTTACTGTAATCAGTTGGCCTAATCGCAAAAAAGTCAGTGTGAGTGTGACCCCCAGTGAGATGATAGAACCAATCAAGATTAGACGCT